TAAGTACATATAAAATTGACATAATAAATGATAAATATTCAAGTGAAAAATTTGATTACTTACTAGAAGTTAAAAATCTTATTGAAACTATACTTTCTAATCATAAATTAAAAGCTAATAGTTTTTATGTAAGATTAAATACAGATAAGAAGAATGAAATTGTTACTTATAGAAAATTTGATATAAATACGTTTGAAAAATTAGATGAAAAGATTACTAAACCTTATAGAGCTCACATGATAAATATAGATATTTATGAAGAAGTTTTAGGAGAATAAATAATGACAAAACATGAAACTTATAAGAGAATTTTTGAATTAGGAAGAGAAATTACTGAAGATTCAACTCATCCGTATTTGCACTTAGCTTTTAAATTAAAGCTTAAGAATTATAGATTAATTACTGATGGAGAATTAGCTATAAAAGGAAAAGATTTAGAAGTTCCAGAATATATGAAGGAATTTTTAAGATTTCATGGAGAAGCTTTAATGATAGCTAATATAATAAGTAATAAAGTAATTTCTATAGTTCTTAGAAGTATAAATACTAAAAAAGAGTTTCAAAAAGTAGGAGTAATGAAAAATATGTTGTATGGATTAGGCCAAATGTCTGAAAATTTCAGATATGGCCAACCTATACTTTTAGTAGAAGGACACTTAGATAGAGATACTATGTCAGAGTTTTACCCTAATGTACTTGCTTTAACTACTAATAAAATTTCTAATTATCAGAAAGATATTTTAACTTCTCTTACTAATAAATTTATTTTAATGTTAGATAATGATGATGCTGGTAGAATAGGAACTAAAGATGCGTACTATAAACTTAAAGGAAATAAAATTTCTGAAATAAAACACTTGTCTAATATGAAAGACGCGGGAGATTTAAACAAATTAGAATTATATAATAAAAGTGAATATGATTGGGTAGTATCTCAATATAAAAATAAAATTGAATTGGAGTTATATTAATGAAATATGCAATAAAATATTATAACAAATTATTAGCTAAGATTGGTTTTGTTGATTCTATTTATGATAGAGATTTATTAGAATTTGATAGTTTTAGTGACGCTGTAAAACATATTGAAGAAAATTTTGGAAGAAATTGTCAGGAAAGTCATAAAATTAGCATAATAAGAATTATAGATAAGTAAAGGAGTAAATATGAAATCTGGAGATTCAGTTTTGTTCTATTATAAAGGTAAGACTTATTCTGGTAAGATTACTTCAATAAATTTACAAATAAAAGATAAGATTGTTTATAATGTAAAATGTGGAGAAGATGAATATGAATTACAGAAAGATAAATTAACAGGAAGAATTGTTGAAACTATAAAGTTATAAGGAGGAGATTAAGGTGATTACTCAATCGTGTAGGCCTCAAACTTTTAGAGAAGTTAGTGGACAGAGTCTTCCAAAAGCAGTTTTAAAAGCTATATGTAAATCGCCTGAAACTTCACCTAAAACTATAATTTTAGAAGGAGAATATGGTACTGGAAAAACTACTTGTGCTAGAATTTTTGCTAAAGCTCTAAATTGTAAATATAAACTTAAAGATGGAGATGCATGTGGAGTTTGTGAAGACTGTTCTAATGATATTTCTAATTCTATTTATTATGCAGAATATGATTCTTCTATTATAGGAAATATTTCTGACATTAAGGAATTAAAGGAGACTTTTTATTTTAATAAATCTTTAGGATATAAAGTAATAGTATTAGATGAGGCGCATTTAATAACACCTCAAGCTCAATCTACTCTTTTAAAACTTTTCGAAGAAGGCTTAGAAGGTGTATTTTTTGTTCTTTGTACTACAAATTCTTCAAAAATTTTAAACACAATTCGTTCTAGAGCTTTGTCTTTACAATTTGATTTGTTGTCTATAGAAGATATTGAACAAAACTTAAAAAATATTTGTGAAAATTATTTACAAATCGAAATAGAGAGTGATATAATCAAATTAATAGCAGAACGAAGTAAAGGTCATCTAAGGGATGCTCACATGTTATTAGAACAATATAGAATGTTAGGAAAAGACGCCTTTGTTAATCTTTATAGAAGTTGTGCAGAATTATATAAACTTTTAATATATGCTATAATATTAAATAAACCTCAGATTATTTCTAATGTTCTTGAAAATTTATTAAGACATAGGTTATCAGAATTAAAATCAGAATATGAGCTTTTTGTATTAAATATAATTAAATTATATTACGGTTCTATTCAATCTACAGACAAAACAATGAATACAATTTTATTACATTATAAACATAAAAAGAATAATTTTATTGATATTTTAAATGATTACAGAAACTATGATATGTTTAATTCAGATACTAGATTTGCTTCGTTTATTTGGCTATTGGCTGACCGTTTAAGACAACTAAAATAAATAGGAGGAAAGTTAATTGATTTACTCGTCTGTAGAAGGAATGATTGATAATATTGTAGAAGTAGTTCAAAGAATGTTTTTCTACTATGTCTATGATAAAGATACTTTAGATGATTTAAAACAAGAAGGGTATTTAATGGCTTATGAATTATTAGCAAAAGGAGAATATGACCCTAGTAAAAATTTACGTAATTATTTATTTACTGGTGTTCGAAATGCTATGACTAATTATATGTATAAAAAGAATAAAACTAAAAATGATATTCCTCATGACATGCTAGACAGTGCTCAATATCAAGATTATATTGGAGCTACAGAAAATGACTATTATGTTGGAAAAATATACACAAAAATTGAATATCAAGTAGATTATAATTTTACTGAGGAAGATTTAAAAAATGTTACTGATAAATACAAAAATTTTGGAAAAGATTTATATAAAAAGTCAGTATCTAAATTATATGATAAACTTTCATTAGAAATTAATTATACTCCAGAGAATTTAGATAAAGAAAATGATGTTCCTTTAGTTTATAACGCTATTATGGGAGAATTAATATGGAAAAAGATAATGAGTTTAATTTAGATAAAATACCAGTTTTATCTAATAAAAAAGAATATGAACCAGGATGTTTGGCTATATTTAGAAAGATGAATGATGAACAATATAATATCTTTATTAAGCAATTATCAGACAATGTTAGTTATAAATTAGATATGCTTAGAAATATTATAGAAGATGATATGTTATTTCTTGAGATATTAGACATTTTTGCAGGAGAAACGTTAATGTTTCCTAATAGAAAACAAATATTTCAATATTTAGATAGAACTTTCATGTATACTTATGTTAAAAGAAGAGGTTTTACTGAAGAATCATATAATAGTGTCGCTAAGCATTTTGGAGAAAAATTAGCCGTAGTTAAAAATAAAACTCTAAGAATATCTCAACTTTTAGATGAAGAAGAATATTATTCTTTACAAAAAGCACAGGAAAAATTAAGACAAAAGAGAAAAGCTGAAAGAGAGAAGAAAAAACAAGAAAAAGCTATTGTTAATGGAGTAGAATTTGATGTAAAAGATAAAGAATAAACATATAATAATTAAGGAGGAATTAAAATGATAGTTTGTTTAGAAGGACCAGATGGCTCTGGTAAATCAACTTTAGTTAATTATCTAATAGATAAATATAATATGACTATGAAACATTCTAGTTCAGAAACTAAAAATGATATTGAATATCATTTAGATTTATTAAAAGATGATAATGTAGTTTTAGACCGTTATAACTTAGGAGAGATTGTTTATCCAGAAGTTTATGGAAGAGCTCCAAAAATGAATTGGGATGAACAAATCGATGTTATGAATACTTGCATGGATAAAGACGTACACTACATTATTTTTTATGCTTCAGATTTTAATACTTTAAGAGAAAGATTATTTAAAAGAGGAGACACTAGACAAGTGTTAGAGAATGCTGAAAAAATAAATTTAGTTTTTAAAACTCTAGCTCATATGTTTTCAGAACTTTATCCAAATGTGTATGCTTTAGATATTTCTAAAGAATCTGACCAAATAGAGTTTTTTGAAAATATTTTAAAGGAGAAAAATAATGGAGAATGAGTTTTATGAACATTTAGTAATTTCTGGAAGAGATGAAAATTTTCAAAATGATTTAACTAAGGCTTCTATTGGAGGATGGGAAACTGTTCATATTAATTCTTTTCCAGTAGAAAGACCTGATATGTTAAAAAATAGTTATACTGTAGAATTGATTTATACTGCAGTTTTAAGAAGAAAAAGAAATAGAGAGGAGTTGAAAAACGATGGATTTGAATCCAGAGACAAGGAGTAAAACTTGGACTAAAGATATTGTTGAAGAAGCTAAAAACCATGACTTATTAGCTCCTGTTGTAATAATTTCATATAAAAGAGGTGGAGAAGCTCAATCAATAAAATTATTAAAAAATTCAGGGGTAAAAGTATTTTTATTTGTATATGACGATGATTATGAAAATTACAGAAGTGCAGTAGAAAGTTCTAATAATATCGAAGTTGTATTATGTCCTTCAGCCTTATTTAGAGGAGCTGCTAAGAAGAGAGATTTTGTTCAAGAAACTATGTATAATAAAGGATTTGAAGATTATTTTGTACTAGATGATGATATATCTATGTTATATCATACTGAAGAAGGAAAAACTAAATTAGGTAAATATAAAGCGCAGAAAATAGAAACAGACCCATTATCTTTCTTTAAAACTTGGTATTATACTATTCATAATTTAATTGATTATGAAGTAACATTAGGAGGAATAATTCCTGAATTTATTAGTTGGAGTCAGGATTTATATAAAATTCCAGTATCTAATAAAACTGGAAGAGTTTGTCAAATAGTTTATATAAATGCAAAGAAATTTCATGACTATAATATTAAATATACTGAAGTTAAAGCATGGGATGATTTTGATGTAATGTTACAAGTATTAAATTTAGGACTAAATTTATCTATCATTCCTTGGTTAACTTATAGTGGAGATACTATGACTCCTAAAAAATCAGTTGCTTCAGGAGGAGATTTTACTTGGACTAAAAAGTCTATGAGATTATATCAAAAATGGGGAGAATGTGTTGGCTTTAAAGCAGATAAAGGTCAATTAAATACTACAATTAATTGGTCTAAAATAAAGAAAGATTTAAAGATTTTAGGAAGATTAAATCCTACTTTTAAAGAAGAATGGGATAAATATTTTTCTTTAGAACCAACTGAAGAAAATCCTTATGGATTAGATTATTTAGGTTTTACTGAGCTATGGAGACCAAAAATAGATGAATGGTTAGAAAAGCATTCTCCAAAGTCTCAAAAGAAAGAAGAACCTATAAAATTAATAGGAAAAGATGGAGAAGAATTAACTAAATCAGAATTTGTTAACGAAGTTGTAGATATGGTTAAAGAAAATATAACTCCATCAGATAGAGAGGTATTAGAAAATAATGTATGATTTTATAATAGTAGGAGCTGGACTAGCTGGCTCCACTTTAGCATATTTATTAAATAAAGATAAATACAAAATAAAAGTTATAGATAAAAAAGACCATATAGCTGGAAATTGTTATACTGATTTTAAAGATAATATTTATGTTCATCGATATGGACCTCATATTTTTCATACTGATGATAAAGAAATATGGGATTTTGTAAATAAATTTGCAGATTTTAATCATTTTATAAATGAACCTATAGCTGTAGCTCCTGATGGTAGAGCATATAATATGCCTTTTAATATGAATACTTTTTCTAGAATTTTTAATGTAGTACATCCAGATGAAGCTAAATTTAAAATAGATAGAGAAATAGAAGAATATAGAAAAGAACATCCTAATATAGAAAACTTAGAAGACCAAGCTATAAATATGGTAGGAACTACTATCTATAAACTTTTAATAAAAGAATATACAGAAAAACAATGGGGTAGAGATTGTAAAGAATTATCTCCAGAAATAATAAAAAGACTACCTCTTAGATTTACTTATAACAATAATTATTTTAACGATAAATATCAAGGAATACCAGACGATGGATATACTAATATGATTAGAAGAATGTTACATGGAATAGAGGTAGAACTTAATTATGATTATATGGCTCATAGAAGTGAAATTTTAAAAAATACTAAATGTTTAATTTATACAGGTAAGATAGATGAGTTTTATGACTATATGTATGGAAGATTAGATTATAGAGGTTTAATTTTCGATACACAAGTAGTTCATAGAGAAAATTTTCAAGGAAATGCAGTAGTAAATTATACAACGAAGAAAGTACCTTATACAAGAGTAGTAGAGCACAAATATTTTAATAATGATAAATCGGATGTAACTTATATTACTTATGAGTTTCCTAGTGATTCAGGAGAATCTTTCTATCCACTTTCAGATGAGAAAAATATAAATCTATACCAAAAATATAAAACTTATTCTGAGCAACCCTCGAGGATTCCAGTGATATTTGCGGGAAGATTAGGAAAATATAAGTATTTTGATATGGATGATGTTATTAAAGATTGTTTTGAAATTTATCATAATATTATTAAGAAGGAGGTATAATTATGGCTACTGAAGAACAAATAAGAAGTTTTCAGGCTACAGGTTTAACTAGAGAAGCATCTGAAAGACTAGCTAGTAAGGCATATGATATGGATTTTGGAAAAGCAATTAGAGCACTAAAAGAAGGAAAAAGAGTTGCTAGAAAAGGTTGGAATGGTAAAGAACAATATATAGAATTAGCGACAAATATAAGTTATAAAAATACAAAAGGAGAAATAATAAATGTAGAACATCAAGCTATTGGAAATCAAGCAATAGCATTTGTAGGTACTTCTGGAGTTCAATTAGGTTGGTTAGCAAGTCAAGCTGATATGTTAGCCACTGATTGGTACATAAAGGAGGATTAGACATGAAAAGAATTTTAAATACAGACTATTTTGATGTTAATGATATTAGAAATACTTTAGTAAATAAATGGTATAATAAAGATTTTGATGATACAGGAAATGTAGCAATAATTTCTGCATCATTTGTTGCAGATGAAGCTTATATAATAAGACCACCTAATGTAGAGTATGTAGAAAGAGAACTTAAATGGTACTTATCAGAAAGTTTAAATGTAAATGATATTCCAGACGGTGTTCCTACTATATGGCAACAAGTTTCTGATAAAGATGGTTTTATTAATTCAAACTATGGATGGACTACTTTTTCAAAAGAAAATTATAGTCAGTTTGATACTGTAGTAGAAGAATTATCTAAAAATAAAGCTAGTAGACAAGGAGTAATAATATTTATTAGACCTACAATGCATGAAGATAGTAAAAGAAATGGAATGCATGATTTTATTTGTACATATTGTTATACTTTTAAAATAGAAGATAATAAATTGTATATGATAGTAAACATGAGAAGTAATGATTGTGTATTTGGATATGATAATGACTGGGCTTTTGCAGATTATGTACATGAAAGAATGCTTGGAGAACTTAAGAAAACCTATCCAGATTTAGATAAAGGTGTAATGTTTTGGAGAGCAGATAATTTTCACTGTTATCCTAGACATTTTAAATATTTAGAAGAGTTGAGCAAAAATAAAGCATAATATAAATTATATTAAGAAAATTTGAAAGGAGCAATGTAACTATGAGAATAACAGACATTAGAATTAGAAAAACAAACAGTGAGGGAAGGAGAAAAGCGATTGCTTCAGTTACTTTTGACGGAGAATTTGTAGTACATGATGTTAGTGTAATTGAAACTGATAATGGATTATTTATTTCTATGCCTTCAAAAAGATTACCTAACGGAGAATATAGAGATATAGCACATCCAATTTCTTCAGAAGCTAGAGCAAAGATTCAAGATGCTGTTTTAGAAGCTTATGCAAATGAAATTGGAGAATAACTAAGTTTATAGCGTTTCCATAAATTTAATTTTTAGAACTATCTTTTGTAGATAGTTCTTCTTTTTACATAATATAAATAAGGAGGTAATAAATAATGGAAGATTTTAATTTAAAGTTTATTAAAACTAAAGAGGTAAAAAGTCCAGTTAGAGGACATGATACAGATGCGGGTATAGATTTCTTTGTTCCAGAGGATTTTGAAAGAGTAAAATTAAATCCAGGAGAAGATGTTCTTATAGATGCTGGTATAAAAGTAATAGTACCTAAAGGATATGCTTTAATCTTTAAGGAAAAATCAGGAGTAGCAACTAAAAAGAAACTAACTATAGGAGCTTGCGTAGTAGATTCAGATTATAGAGGAGTTGTTCATTTACATTTATTTAATAATGGAACTGAAATAGAAACTGTAGAAGCTGGAGATAAAATTACTCAAGGTTTAGTAGTACCAGTTTCTTTATGTAAACCAGAAGAAATATCAGAAGAAGAATATAATTCTTATGATACAGAACGTGGAGAAGGTGGATTTGGTTCTACAGGAACAAAATAATAGTATAATTTATATTATTATAAGAGGTGATTATTATGGAATTAGATAAAACTTATGAACATTTCTTATATTTAATAGACTTAAGAAGAAAGAGAGACGATATAAGAGATAAGGCTATGAGAGTATATGTATATATTTGGTCAGTGACTGCAGGAATGATAATATTTTTACAATTTTTGCACGCATTTACTAATTATTCTATATATCTTCATTTATTTTTTAGCTTAGCTTTATTAGTAATGCAATTTATATCTTTAGCTATAGTAAGATATAAAACTGAAAAAATGATTAGAGAGAATGATGAATTTAAAAAATATGACTTAAAATAGTTTACAAATTAAAAATAATATGTTATAATACAGCTATAAAGTAATTTTTAAAGTAAGTTCATTGGAGGACATATCATTATGAATGAGTTAAAACGGTTACAGCAAGAGGTTTTAGAAAACAAAAAGAGGCACGGTTTTAATACTACAAACGTTGAACAGGAATTTTGTTATTTATATGGAGAAGTTTCAGAGGCATATGAAGCATATTACAAACAGAAGGAATCTCTACCTGAAGAATTAGCAGACGTGGCTATCTTTCTTTTGGGAATCTCAGAAATTTTAGGAGTAGACCTTTATGAAGAGATAAGAAAGAAGGTAGAGATAAATTCGAAGAGAAAATACAGCTTTAATGACAATGGAAAACCTATAAGAACAGAAGGCTAATTACTTGACTTAGAGGAGACTTTCTCCTCTAAGCATATTATAAATAGGTGGTAGATTATAATGGAAGATTTAGAGAAAGATTTACAAAGACAAAAGGAATTTTTTCACCTTTTAGATTTAAGAGCAGAAAGAGACCAAATTAGAGCAAATCAAATAACTTCAACTATAGTTGTTTGGGAAATAGTAGTATTTATTATAGTAGCATCTCAAATAGCTAAAGCTTTTAATTTAATACCAGTAGCTGTTCATGGAATAATAACTTTAGTTACACTTACACTTCAAATAATTATATTACATTATATAAAAGTAAAAACAGACAGAAAAATTAAAAATAATAAAGAATTTCAAAAATTTAATATAAAATAGTTTACAAAATTAAAATTATATGTTATAATACAGTTATATTTATAATTTTGTTTGGGTTTGACTTCACAAAGCTCATTGTTTAATTATTAGTCATCAGAATGAGTACCTGGCTGTAGTAGTTCTACAGAAATTTGCCCATAGAATTAAGATAGCATCAGTTTATGGGGTGGCTCTAAGAAAATCATAACTTAGAGTGCGATATACTAAAAATTCTACGTTACCTTTATAGGAAGGTATTTATATTGCACTAGTCGATATAAGTGCTTTGTAGAAGTATATTTCGGTTAGAGATAATACATAAACTCTAATAAGGTGGCTTTAAATAGTTGTGCCCATTAAACAACTATATTTTTAATCAGGAGATAGTGTAGAATGCATATCAGTAATCCCACGGAGGATGAGAAGGTGTTGGTTTAAATCCAACTCTCCTGACCATTTGAGTAGGTCAGTAAACAACCTATTAAGTGCGATAATATATGGACGCATATATGAGTCAATGCCTACTCTTTAATTTTAGATATTAATAGCAGGATAGCTAAGAAAACCACTTGGAAGGAAAACCAAGCAAAAACCCTTAGAGAAGATTAGTACTATTCCGCCTAAGTAAAAATGAGGGGCAAGTACGATATACTCTTTTAAATCATAATTGTATGGTTTAAATAATCCATAAAGAGCGGGAGCTACATCTGCTCTTTTATTTTGTCATTTTAATGTTAGTTATAAATTATATTAAGTATAGAAAATTTATAGGAGGTTTGTAGCAATGTCATTAAAGACAAATACAGTAGAAGTAGATTATAAAAATAAATTAGAAAAGTCTATTCAAGAGGCTCTTATTTTTGCAAGTCAGAAGAATAATAATTTACCTAAGAAGAAAACAAAAAAGAAAAGAATGACAAGGTCACAATACAAAAAAGTACATGCTTTAGATGGAGTAGTAGATGAACTGTTACAAATGAAAGAAGGAGAGAGAAAAGCACAATTAATAAGACCTATTGTACCTATTAGAGAATGGTTAAATAATGAATATTATTGTGGTTCTGAAGTTTTTAATTTATATCCTTTTTGGAAAGAACATCTGATAAGAATATATGAGTCTCCAGTTTTAATAAATGAAATAATTTTAACTGGTGGTTTAGGTACAGGAAAGACAACTTTTGCTAACGCAGTAATTCTTAGAAAAATATATGAACTTAGTTGTTATATGAATATACCAGCTTTATTTAATTTATTACCAACATCATTAATGCTATTTGCATATTTTAATTTAAACTTAGCTCAAGCTAATTTAACTGGATATGGACAACTTAGAAATATGATAGATACTTCAAAATATTTTCAAGAGGTATTTCCTAGAAATACAAGAACAGATTCTTCAATTAATTTTACACAGGCAAATATGATGGTTAGATTTGCTTCTAATGAAGGACACATTATAGGAACCAATCTTTTTGGAAGTATATTAGATGAGGCGAACTTTTATAAAGGAGATGGACAAACTAGTACTGAAAAAGCAGGAGAGGCACAATCTCAAGCAAAACAAATTTATACTGCAATAAGAAATAGACGGAAAATCTCGTTTTACTAGTTCTGGAGAAAATCATTCTCTTTCTATATTAGTTTCTTCTACAATGTATGATTCTTCATTTACTAATGAAAGAATAAAAGAAACTGAAGGAGACCCACATACTTATGTTATAAATGCTAGAGTATGGGATGTAAAACCAGAAGGAACATTTCCTAAGGAAAGATTTTATGTTTTTGCAGGAAATTCTGAGCTCGACCCATTTATTATAACTAATCAAAAGGAAATGCAAAATGTCTATAATTCTATGTATTTAGATTTAAAAGCTACAGGAAATATAAAGGAAGATATTGAAAAAATTCCATCTCAATTTCAAGATAGAGTTGTAGCGTTACCCATAAATTATAGAAAAGATTTTGAAACTAATATTATAAAATCTTTACAAGATATCGCAGGTACTTCTGTAGCTCCAGAAGGAAGACTATTTAGTAGTAGAATCCATTATAAAAATTGTATTTATACTGAAACTAATCCTGTATTTACAAAGGATGAAATAGTTATATCTACTGCGTCTGATATTTTACCTCAGGATTATATTAGACAAGATTATGTTCCTGACCAACCAGAAAAGAAACGATATATTCATTTCGACCAATCTTTATCTGGAGATAGCTATGGAATAGCTTGTACTTATGTAGATGATGTAATTTTTGATAGTAGTGGATTACCTTTATTATTTTTAAAAGTTGAGTGGATGTTGAGAATAAATCCACCTAAACCTCCTGCAAAAATAGATTTAGCTAAGGTAAGAACTATTATTAAATACTTTGAAGAAACCTATGGAATTACATGGGGAATGATTTCATATGATACTTTTCAATCAGCAGAGGCAATGCAAGAATTGGAAAAAGCTGGCTATAATGTTCAGAAACGTTCTGTTGATATAAAAGATGATGCATATTTAACTTTATGTCAATATATTTATGATGGTAGAATAGAATTTCCAAGGCATCCTATATTTGAACAAGAACTTTTTGGACTAGTACATTATAGGTCTAGACATAAAGTTGACCATTTACCAGGAAAATCAAAAGACGTTCGGAGATGGTGTTGCTGGTTCAGTAATGAATGCTATTGAGGACCCTAATAATTTAATAGATGCTCAAATGGAAGGAGATTTAGATTTATTATTTACTTAAGATAAGCATTTAATATATTATAATAGGTAATATAAAAGAATAGAGGTGTAAAAATGGCCAATAGATTTTTTGGAAGAAAAAACACAAAAATAAATCAACCTTTACAAAAATTAGAGGAAGGATTAGACTTTGGTTATTTATTAGAGAGTGACCAATCAGCTACTATTAATGGACATCAAGCTTATAATTTTTTACAAGGTATAAGAAATATTGACGGAAATTATGTAAATAATGATTTGCTAATGGATAAAATGTGTCAAGATTCAGTTATTTCTGCAGCATTAGATATATGGACAGAAGATGCATTACAAAAAGACCCTTTTACAGGAGAAATGTTTATAGTAGATGTAGATACAATAGAAGATGACCCTGTAGCTAAAAAGTTAGCAGAAGGCTTATCAAAGAGATTAGATACATTATTAAAGAAGGATTTAAGGGCAGAAAAATATTTAGCAACATGGTGTAAAAGAGTATTAAA